CGGGCGAAGCTGGGGTTGAGCGTCCGCCAACTCGGGGACAGGATCGGGGTGACCGGGAGCCTGATCAACCAAGTCGAAACCTCTTGCAGAAGCGTCCTCAAGGCAGACCACATCATCAAAATCCTCCAACTATGCTCAGAAGAAAAACCCCGCTCAAAGCGAGAAACGGATTCAAAAAACGCGGAGGCAGGCTCAACCCCGTCAGCAAACGAAGGAGAAAGCTGAATGAAGAATACAGCAAAGTCAGGAAGGAATACCTTGAAGAAAAAAACCACCGCTGCGAAATATGTGGCGGGCAAGCAACGGACATACACCATAAAAGGGGTCGAGGCAGTAACACCACAAAGAAGCATACTTTCATGGCTCTATGCCGCCCCTGCCATCAACGATGCCACGACAACCCCGGATGGGCGCGGGAAAAAGGCTACATAGTCTACGAATTCTAAACCATGTTCAAATCACTCATTACCTGCGAAGGCGTTATAGCCGACGAGAACCCACAGAAGATTCGATTCCGCCAAGACTGGGTGGACTGCTGGATCAAGAGGAGCGACATCAAGAAGCTGACAATCGGGCTGAAGACCCCCGAAGGCGGGAACTACTGCAAGATCACACTCAGCGAGGAATTAGCCAACCTCATGGAATTGCAGGGTGAGTTGGAATAATTTTAGCAGGCAGGTGGATGACACGACCATGCTTTAAAAGGCATGGTGGGATGGGCGGTCCATTGTGATCCTTGACTCCCGAAAGCCCACACTTGAAAAGGGGATGCATACCCGTCCCTGCTAATCCTCCCCGTCATCATCGGACATATAGTAGTCATCGTCCGACATAACAGAGACTTCCTTTTCGCGCCTCGCCCAGAACCGATCAGTAGGGACAGGTTTATCGTTACCGATAAAAACGAGTCCGTTCCTCCGCGCCATTTCGAGGCTATACAAGAATGAGTCCGCAAGGTCGGGCGAGAATCCCGTCCTGCCCTTGTAGTCATCCTTCGTCTCTACAGAAATCTTCTTGTTCTTGTTTCTGTATCTACGCAGGCACAACTCGCGCCCAAGCTCGCCAGTTGGGTCAACCCCATAAATCACCCGAGCTTTGAATCCGTGGAACGCAGAATACCAATATTCAGATATCAAACGATCATAGACTTCCGTGCATGGACGCTTGTCCACATCGGCGGCGATACGATCAGTCGGCTTACCCATGGAGCTAATGAGCGCAATGGACGCCCCATTCTTATCAAACCGCATCCACTCGCGCATGATCGCCTGCCCGATACGTCCGCCATCACCGCTCACGTCCATACCAAACTTGCTTGGTTCGACCTCGTATTTGCGGCAGATATCCACAACCTTTGCGGCAACTTGGACATCGAACTCGGACGCCGCCCCGGCAGCAATCTGGATCACCTCTTGATTCATTAGGTAGAGAACCTTGTTGCTGGTTCCACGGACATACCCAAGTTTACAGATCGTCAGCACACAGCGGTCCCCGCCGGCCGTGAAAGCGGTGTCAAACCCCGCCACTCGGATAATCCCATCATAGTCCCACACAGGCTCAACAAGAGTATCGGCATTGCGAATCACATCGGCTGTAAGAATCGTCTGTGCAAACCCCGACTTGGGCCACCAGCCAATCGCGTTACGCACATAGTCCACGGAGTTCTCATCCCCGTAGGACATTTTAAGAATATCCGCCTGCTTCCTGCGATCCATGAGGAACGGGAATGGCGAAGGCTCATCGGGTGGAGCCGCGAAGTTCGGGGACTTGCAGCCATTGTAGAACAAGCAAACCCCAGTCTCCGTCTCCCACTTCTCCATGTCTGCATTGACCGAATCAAAGTTGGTATGCCCCTTCGGCATCGCCCACCTTGTATGGGGATTGTCACCCGCGCTCGGGTTACCGATACCAATGAAAACCTTGTCATCGTTGGAAGAAAGGTTCTGCCTGATATTGATCGCGCCCATCTCCATTTCGGGCAACTCGTCCAAGGCTACGCGAATCCTATCGTTCTTACGACCACGGGTGGTATCAATCGCCTTCTGCCCCTCGGAACCCGGAGGGAATGCAATAGCCTTGATCGCATTCCGGTAGTCCTTCTCATCATCGCCGGACGCACCGCCCCAAACAATCATGTGCCGATAATCCACAAGGTTCCCGATTTGGTTTGTGGCACACTTCCAAAGTTTCGAGATGATACCCCAGATACGATCCTCGGAGGCACCAAGGGTCGTAGTCGCCACCCAAGCCGAAGTGCAATGCGGAGCCGCGCACCAGTCCAAGTAGACCCACAGACCAACAGGAAACGACTTTCCCATTGATGCCGCGCCAGCAAGAACAACGTCATCATTGTTGCAAAGCTCCTCCAAAGTTCTCAACAACTGGGTATTTGTATACCCCCTGTTCTTGATGACAACATCGGTGGGCCACATATACTGGACCGCTTGGATGAAGTGTTCGTATGGACTGAGCAACTTAAAATCCCCGAGATCAATGTTGTTCTTTACACAATAGGTCTTCCCGTAGCTTCCGCGTGTGATTGCGTAGCAGAAAAGCTCAATCTCCAGCGGGTTCATGTTTTCCGGGAAAACCATCCCGTATTTTCGGATACCTTGAGAAACAATTTTTCTTGACACGCAGAGATCAAAACCTATCTTCACGCGCAAGGCAAGATGAAACTTAAAGAACCTCGACGCGCCCCCGTAGGTGGATTTTACTACAAGTATGTAATCACCCGCGATGGGATGAACTTCCCCGCCACAGTCTACGGGGAGTCGCTAAACAAGCTCATCGAAAACACGCAAAAGGATATGCGGTCAAACGGAGTCGAGGTTCCTCCAGACTTGGCGCAAGATGTGGAAAACCAGATATGCGAACGCCAACCATCAGACAGGTGTTGGTCCGGTGCAGGCGACCATGTAGCAATTGCAATCCACACGGCAGCGAGGGCTGTGGACAAAGTGTTCAAAACAAATCTTGAAAGTCGAGCCAAAGGTTGTAGTTCTTGTAGGCAGCGCAGACAAGCACTAAACAACCTCTTCAACAAATAACTATGATTACTGTCGGCTCAGACAACTTTAGCCTCGCAACCCTCGGACCAGACGGAGCAGTTCCCGCAACACGAATTGTTTCAGCAAATCACGCTTGGAACATTTGTAACAACCTTTCACTTAGCAATGTGGGACGAGAGAACAAGCGCATCCGAATTTACAAAGCATACAAACGCTTCCCGCCTACTGGCTACAGCAAACTCGCAGAAAAACGATTGCCATTCTCTGCCGATGTGAACTGGGGACAGATGGAGTTTATCGTAAGTAACCAAAAGAGTTCGTATTACGATATTCTAACTGAAAGGCAAACTTGTTGCACAATCACCACAAAATACGGCAATGAAAAAGAACGGCTTGTTAATTCGGAAAACATCAGCAAAGCGTTTGACCAAGCAATCCGCGAATGGCCCGGATACCTCTACAACAAAGAGCAAGACCTTGAATCGATGCTCCTCTATGGAAAAGGCATCGGCATGTGGCACAGCCCCCTCGGATGGATGCCTGAAGCCGTTCCTCTCTCCGACCTTCTCTTTCCAGACGATATCAAGGTTGATCTCTCAAATCTGGAAGAGTTTGTGCGGCGAGTTCGACTCACCCCGTATCAACTCTACAAAGTCATCGAAAACCGATCAGCCGCCGAAGACCTTGGGTGGAATGTTGATGCAGTCGTGGACGCCATTAGATTCCACAAGGCTTTTTCAGAACACAACAAAACCCGCGAAGACTTCTTCCGCACGATCAGCGAAAGCGGATTCAACTGGTCACTCTCGGTCAACCAAAAGATCGACCTCTACGAAATCTACTGGAGGGAGTTCGACGGCAAGATCAGCAAGGCAGTCATCCTCCAAGACTACAACCCGATCAGCCAATACATCAACAGCTTCGTCAAAGGCAAAGACCGCATCTCCGAAGATGTGGTTCGGGACCAGCATGGATTCCTCCAACTTAACGTCGGTCTTTTTGAATCTTGGGACCAAATCCTCTATATGCTCACGGACTCCGTGGGTAGCGGACTATTCCACGACATCAAGTCCCAAGCGGAAGCTGCGTTCGTAGCCTGCCGCCAGTATGACTTCACGATGAACAGCTTGGTGGATGCCGTTCGCCTCAACTCCATGCTCCTATTGGACGGCGGATCACCCGACTCCACCAAGATGCTCAAGCAGATGGAGTGGCTACCGATCAGCGTTATGCCGGACGGAGCCAAGTTCACGCAGAACCGATTCACGCTCCCGGTCCAAGAAGGCATGGCATTCATGCAGTTCTACATGGGCGACCTCTATCGCGGTCTGGGTCAATACCGCATCAACGCACCGACAAGCGGCGGCGTGCAGCGCACCAAAGGCGAAGCGGAACTGGATGCAGCGGAATCCGCCAAACTGAGCGGCACCCAAATCCGCCGATTCAACGAGTGCGAAACGCTCTACTTCCGCGAGCTATACAGGCGCTTTGTTTCATCCACACGAAACGATGAGGGATACGAATATGTCAGAAAATTCTATGAGATTCTGGAGGAACTTGGAACTCCGAAGGAGGCTGCTGCCTTTAAGAACATCACAAGCATCCGAAGCAACCTCATCAACGGAGCAGGAAGCCCATCCTTCAAGCTCATCGCTGCGGAGAAACTTGTTCAACTTACTTCGATCACACCAGCCAACGAAGGACAAGAAAATGCCATTAAGGACGCCATCGCAGCTTTGGCGGGGCGGGACAACGTAGCCCGCTACCGCGAGTTCAAGATGAGCAAGATTGACGATACCAATAGGATCATCGGTTTCGAGAACGCAGGCATGACCGATGTGTTTGTGAATCCGGCGAACTTCCCTGTTCTACCCACAGACCCGCACATGGAACACGTCTTCGGACACTTCCAAGACTTGATGATGCAGATCGAAACCAACCAGCAGGCAATCCAAGCTGGTGCGGCGGATGTCAACGAACTCGCCAAGGTTGTGCGCTCCATCCAGTTCAAGGGTGGGCATATCATGGCGCACGTCGAATACATTTCCAAAGACCCAACCAAGAAGGACTTCCTCAAGCAGTTCATGGACAACATGAACCGCGCCGGAAAGATGGGCGACGAAATTGCTGCGGTCTACCAAGAAATGGCACAGAGCCAGCAAGGCAAACCCAGCACCGAGGAAGACATCAAACTCCAATACCTCGCCGCGAAGTCCGGCATCGAAATCGACACCAAGAAGAAGCTCGCGGATATCGCAGTCGGCAAGGCATCGATCTCACACGCACAGCGCACCGAGCAACGCAAGCAGCAGGGCATCACCCAGCTTGCGCTCCAGAAAGCCAAAGCCCGCGCCGAAATCCAGAAGACCATGGCAAAGGCAAAACCCATGCAAGAGGCTCCCGAAGTTCCAGAGATGGAAGAGGAGGAAGAACCCGAGATGGAAGAGGAAGAGGAGACTGAAGAGGTAGAGGTCGAGGAGCCGGAGGAAATGGAAGAGATGGAGGAAGTTGAGGAAGAAGTTACCCAACCTGCCCCGCCGCAAACTACATGAACACAGACAAAGTAAAAAGCCTGTGCGCGTCCATCGCCAACCATGACGATTGGAATGCGCTGCAAACCTACCTACTGATGACTGTCCAGCCATCCAGCGGGATAGACACAATCCGGGACGCACTCAACCGCATCAATTCGATTGGTGAAGACACACCCACCCAGCCATTCAAGAAAGGCAAAAAGCCTTCCACCCAAGAGCAGGAAGAACCCATTAGCG